CCTCGGCCTTCGCATATTCACTGACAGGAACTTTCACCAGCGCGCCGGTGGCTGCGCCGGCGGCCAGCGCGCCGGCGCCGGAACCGGCCAGGCGGCCGGCGGTGGCTTGCGTGCGCTCCATGCGGCCGCGCGCCTCGGCTACGCGGCGCTCGCGCGCGGCAACCTCGGCCAGCCTGGCTTGTTGCCGCTGCATGGCGGCCGTGGTGGCTTCGATGTTGGCGCGCAAGGTGCGCTCGTCCTGCGCCAGGTTGCGGGTGTCGATGCCCGCGCCGGACAGCCTGGTGCGCAGCTCGTGCAGCTGGATTTGCTGCCGCCCCTGGGTGGCGGTCAATTCTGCTGCAGCCCGCTTGGCGCTCTCAAAATCGCGCGTCATGGCCTTGGTCGGGCTGCTGGTCTGCCGCATCGTCTGCGCCAGTTCGTGCACGCGTTGCTGCGCGGCCGCCAGGTCGGCGCCGGTGGTGCGCAAGCCGGCGTGCATTTCGCGGAACGCGCCCACGTCCTTTTGCGCTTGCCCCAGGCTCTTGAGCTGGTCGCGTGATTCCTTCAACGCTTTAGCCATGCCCTTGTTACCGTCCAAGATGTTCCGCAGGGGGCGGGTCATGCCGTCCACCATATCGAACAGCACGCGCAATTTCAGATCGTTTGCCATTTATTCGTTTCCACTCCGTACACGCGCGCGCTCGCGCCAATCCATCAATTCAGCCAGTGTCATGCCGTCCATCGCCTGTGGCGTCCAGTGGAACACCACGGCGATATCTGCCATCGCGTTTTCTACGCGGTCAGGGAGTCCGTGTTCGCTGGCTTCTCCTGCGGCATGAAAAAAAGGTTGAAGATGCCGCCCAGTTGCAGCAGGTCGGCCGGGTCCAGGCGGTACACATCGGCCTCGGTCAGCATCGGCGTGGTGATGCGCGGGAACACCTTGCCCAGTGCGTCGATGTCGAGGTTGACGATATCGGTCAGCTTGGTGCCGCGCAGCTCGCCGGCCAGTGGGCGGCGCAAGGTGATTTCGGTGATGGTCTGGTTGCCGCGCGTCAGCGGTGCGGTCAGGATGTAGGTGTTGGCGTCTTTGGTGGTGGTCGTGGTCATGTTGTTTTCTCAGTTGGTTGCCCGCCCGGTTGGGCGGGGTGGTGGTTGAATGGATTACAGGCCGATCGCGCTACGCGCGCCCGCCAGGCGGTCGACGCCGTCTACCTTCTCGATCATGTTGATGAGGTCGATTTCGATGATGTCCTCGCCGTTGATGGTCAGCTTGTAGTAGCTGACCTCGGTTTTGACTTTGAAAGTGGTGTCATCGGACGGCTTCGCGTTGCCGAAGTCGAACTCGCCGTGGCGACCACGGATGACAACTTCAACGGCGTCATAGGTGGCCTTGTCCTCGGCCTGGTACGCGCCGGCGAAGCGCATTTGCACGCCGTCATGGGTCTGGACGCCCCATTGCTTCAACACCGAAGCCATCAGGCCGCCATAGGTGCATTCGATCGACATGCCCTCCTGGCCGTAGTCCAGTTTTATCGGGCCATTCATGCCGCCGGCGCGGAAGTCTTCCAGCTTGCGGGTCAGCTTTGGCAAGGTCACTTCCTGCACCTGGCCCTGGTAGTTGTTGCCGTCGTTGAAGACGTTGAAATTTTTCAGCTTGGAAGGTAAGCCCATGCTTTTTTCTCCTGGTTGTTGGTTGGTGGGTCGTTAGGCGGCTGCAGCGACGTTCGCGGCGAAGTCCAGCAGGTAGCGGTCGGTGATGCGCTGGCGCAGCTCCAGGTCTTCCAGCGGCGGGACCGGGGTGTAGTCGTAGTCGATGTACAGCTTGCCGGACTTGAGGGTGTCCACGGTGTTGACCGTGTCGTCGTACCAGGCGCCGCCGTCCAGGATGTAGCCGCCGGCTTTCAGCGACGCCATCTTGGCGTTGATGCCGTTGATGATGTCTTTGACCAGGGAGGGGTACAGATCCTTGTCGATCGCCCACAAGTGCGCCTCGGCCATCGTGTCAGCCAGGATTTGCGCGGTGCGGGTGTAGTTCTCGAATGCGAACAGCGGATCGTCGGAACAGGTGCGGCTACCCCAGAAGCGATAGCCATTCACGCACACCAGGGTGGTGATGTCCTTTTCGTTCAGGTAGCCCGCATCGGTCGCCGGGTCTTGCAAGTCCCAGAACACGTCCTTGGAAATGCCGGTCACGCCATTTACTGCGACGTTCGACAGCGTTTTGTGCCAGCCCGTTTCCTGGTCGATCTTGGCGCGCAAGCCCAGCGCAAACGCGGTGGACGGCACGGAAACTTCCGCCTTGGTGGTGGCGTCCAGCGCCAGGAATTCGGGCCAAAGGACCATGGCTTCGCGCGCGGCGAATTGCGCGCGGTATGCCGCCGCGTCTTCCTTGGTCGCGCAGTCGTGGGCGTACAGGTAGGTGAAAGCGCGCAGCTTCTGCGCGGTCGTCACCAGCTCGGCCGCCACGGCCTGCGTATCGAGGCCAGGAGCGCCGATGATGCGCGGCTTGACCTTCAGGCGGCCTTGAGCTGCCAGCAGCGCCTTCAGGCCGGTATATTTCCCCTGGGCGGTGACGGTGCCGATAACGTTGGCCGTGGTTTCTGCCGGGGTCGAGCCCTGGGCTACGCGGACAACGATGGTCCACGGCTTCGTTTGCGCGCCGATGGCGACCAGCGACGCGCGCAGCGTGCCTTGGGTGCCGGCGCCGGCCAGCGCGCCGATGACGTTGGTCAGCAGGACCGGGGTGTCCAGCGGGAACATGGCGGCGTCGGCATCCTGGGCCGTGCAAACCATGCCGATGACGGCGGAGGACACAGTGCGAATAGGGCGCGTACCCTCGTTAATTTCCAGTACGCGGATACCGTGGTGGTAGTCGTTGGGCATTTCTTGCTCCTAGCTTGGGGTGTGAAAAATGGTTATTTGACGTGCTTGCCGCTGGGGTCGAACGGATCGAGCAGGTTGAGGGCGAACCAGACCGCCAGGCGGTGGCGCCAGCCGGTGGCGCTGCTGTGCGCGTGGCGCGTCAGGCGGGCGGTGACCAGAAGCTCGCGGGGCAGCTCCAGGAACAGCACCGAAACGGGAACCAGGTTGACCAGGCAGTCGGTCAGCAGGCCCACGTACAGCAGCGGCAGGCCCAGGTAATAGGCTGGCTTGGCGATCGTGCCGGCGTTGCGCGCGCGTTGCAGGTTCATCACGGCCAGGTAGAGAACCCACAGGACGTAGAAGGAGGCAAGCGCCAGCGCCAACAGGGCCAGAACGGACAGGGCGGCGGCGATCATACGGACACCTTGTCGAAAGCCTTGCGCAGCGCCTCGGGCGAGGCCAGGACGATCTCTTTATAGATGGCCTGCACATTCGATTCCAGGTCAACGAAGCTCTCACGCGCCATAGCATCCATGACGCTTGGGGCGCTGGTGATGTCCAGCAGGGATTGACGCGCCTGTGCGATAGAGACAGCCAGGCCTGTATCGCCCGACAGCAGGGCCGCCATTCCGATGCCGGCCAAGCGGTTCAAGATAGCCTCTCGGGTCGCTCGCACGTTCATCAGGTAGCCCGCTGCCAAAGTGGAGAACGGAACCGGAGGCGGGGGCTCGATGACCAGCTGGCTATCCGCGAATTTGAACAGATAGCCGTCGGGCCGGGACATCGCCTGGTGATAGTCTTCCTGGCTCACTTCAATCACATCAGGTGGAAGATCCTCGCCATAGTCAATGTCGAAGGGGTAGAAAGAGCCGGTGACCGGGGAGTAGCGAGTTTTCATTTAAATTCTTTCTTAGTAACCAATGGCCCAGGCGCGATACTGGCGGCTTCCTGCAGGGCCAAAAGTGAATCCATTCAGAGTGTTCTTGCTCGATCCTTCGACGGATGCAATCACGTTGCCGGCGCCAATGGCACTACCAGGGACAACGAATCCTTGAAGGGTTGCATTAGGGAACGAGATCGGCAGGGAAAAGGCATAGACCGATGCGCTGCCGTTGTCCGTCTGAGTGAATAGCCCCCATTGATAAAACAATCCGTTGGGGAGCTGCGTATAACCGTTGGGGGTCTTGGATGAGTTAAAACCAGCCACAAAGGGCAGTTGCGCGCTACCTCCGAAGCACTCCCAATTCGCTCCAAAAATCGAGACATTAAAGCTGTCACCAGGCTTCAAGACGACCGACGAAACACCAGCCAAGGCGGGGTTGATTCCGTCGCCCGCCGCCGCCGTGAGCGTGCAGTCATAGGTGCTGACGTTGAGGAAAAAGATGGAGCTGCCCTGGTCGCATGCGGCGGTCGCCGGCAGCGTCAACGTGATTGGGCCAGTGTTGCCATTGGCAATGACAAGATTACCAACAGCCTCGGCGGGCGTCAGGGCGCGACTAACGGCAACAGCGATGGGGCCGATGTGCTGCATACCCGCATTTTTCAACGCTTGCATCGTTGCCAGCTTGGTGGATTTGTCGAACTTCGCCGGTGTTACGCCAGTGAGCGTTTTGTAGTCTGCCAGCCACCAAGCGCTGCCAGTTCGGGAAACCAGCTTGATCGATTCGCCTTTAGCCAGCGCCAAAGGCCATGTCATCGGGATGAGGCCGGAATCAACCGTGTCTGCGCCATTCAGGGCAATGGAAACGCCCGCCGTATTGTTGCCCTTGATGGTGATGACAGATCCACCTGCCACGGTTGCGCCGGACGGCAACGTGATGGTGTAAGTTGAAGCACCATCGGCACGAACAAAATCCCCCGCGAAAGTTGCATCCATTGCCAGTGTGCCAGTGGCTGCGTACGTCACCTTGTGATTGCCTAACGCATTCTGCACGGCCTCCATCGTGGCAAGTCGTTTCGACGCATCGAACAGGGGAGGCGTGGTTGATGTCGGGGTTCCAGTCAGTACGGCGCTGTTCAGCGGTGCCTTGCTTGCCAGGGCGGCCGTCATGGTGGCCGCGAAGTCCTTGTCGTTATTGATAGCCTGGGCCAGCTCGGCCAGCGTATCGAGCGTCGCCGGCGAAGCATTCACCAGGGCGGAAACAGCCGCGGCGATAGCAGCCTGGCCTTCGGCTGTCGTCAGGTATTGTGGGTGCGGGTCCAGTGTGGCGGCGTGCTGGGCGTCCTGGTCGTCCACATATTGGCGGGTAGCCAGCACGATAGACGGGTCGACCTTGAGTTCCACCTGGCCGGCGCTGGACATGATCAGGACCATGCGCACCACCTGCGTGCGGCCGGAACCCTGGGCGAGCTGCGGCTTGTAGCTTTCTGCGCAGTTTCCGATGGCGATCAGGTCGCCATCCTGGTCATACAGGCCCAGCTCGCGAATCCACCAGCCGCCCTCGGTCTCGGGAATAACCTGTTCAGCGATCAGCTGGCTTTGATTGACTGGGTCGCGTTTCAGGCTGTTGAGCGGCGCGCGGCGAACCTGGTGAACCAGGGAAGTGCGGGCCGGATCGGGAACAGGCAGTACGCCGTTGCCGTCGCCCACGGCCATGTCCGTGATTTTGAAGGGGATGCCCAGCGCTTTGGCATTGGCATCTTTCGCTTCACCGACTTTCGTCAACAGGCAAAAATATGTTTGTGGCATGTGGTTCTCAATGAGTTTTGGGGGTAACGGTTAATGTGTCGATCAGGTGCGTAGCAATGCCGGCCGCCACTATCCCGCTCGATACGATCACGTCGGGGGTGTACGGGTAGACGGTCAACTCGTCGCCAAAGTAGGCGGCCACGCTGGTGTAGGCTGTGCCGCGCGATTCCATCGAGATCGACAGGCCGAGCATGTGCCGGGTCAGCGGCTTGGCGTCATCGATCAGGCGCTCCAGCTCCTGATACATTTCCTCGGTGATGCCGGTATCGAGCACGCCGATATCGAGCTGGAACGTGCCGCGCGGTCCCGGTGGGGTGGTCTGCCACCATTCCAGGACGCGGATCAGGTAGCCCAGCGGCTCCACCACGCGGCGCAGCGCGCCGATGGTGCCCTTCTGCTTGTGGACGAAGTAGCTGGACCGAATAACGGCGCGCTTGGTCTTCTCCGGCCAGCTCGGGTCCCATCGGTCCACCGACAGTTCGGAAGCCAGGAAGGGAAGTAGCTGCGCAGGGCATGCGTCCGGGTTCCATATGTCCCGCAGGGGAACCGGAACATCATCAATGGCAGCCATCACCTGGGCGAGGTTGCGCTCCAGCCTGGTTGCATTCGGGGGAAGGAGATTAACCACCTGCACCGCCGTTGATGATCGTGATTCCGGTGCAGTACGACGCCTGGGTGTCATCCAATACGATGTCGGCGGCCGGCATGTCCAGAACCACCTTGTTGACGCCTTCGGCGTGCAGCGCTGCGGTAATCGCGGAGCGGTTCACGTCGCGGCCGATGCGGCGCTGAATCGACTTGTAGGCCACTGCGCGATCGTTTGCCGCCTGCAGGATGGTTTCGGCTTCCGGGCCTTGGTCCAGAAACAGCGTGGCCCGGATCGCGTAGGGGATGATTGTTGCGCTCTGTACCGTGACCAGGTCGGCTACCGGGCGCACGTCCTCACCGCTCAACGCTGCAGCCACGTTCGCCACCAGGTCGGCCGGCGCGGTGCCGTCGCCAATATTCGACAGTACCGTGATGACGGCTTCGCAAGGTGCCGGGGAAATAGCGCTGGCATCGGCCACGCGGCCGTCAGCATCGCGGGCATGCTTGATGTAGGAGTTGCGCGGCCCAGCCACGGACAGACCATCGTAGGCCAGCTGTATGCGCTCGCGCAGCTCCGGGTCCTTTTCCATAACGGCCAGCGTTGGCGGCGTGGTGCTGTCATCGGCTGGAATGATGGTCAGGCGCGCGAGGTTGTACCGGGCGGCCAGCTGGTCAAGGTCGGAATCCATGGCGTAAGCCAGCATCACGGCGCGTGCGGCGTCGTTCACGCGTTGGCGCAGCAGCACTTCACGGAAGGCGTTCTCTTGCAGCAGTCGCGCCAGCGGTTCTGACTCCAGCGCCAGGGTGGCCGCGATGGCGGCCTGTTGGTCGGCAGGCCACAGCGATACCATGGAGGCCTTGCGCTGGGCGTAGATCGTTTCGTAGTCGATGACTTCGACCACGTTTGGCTCGGGCAAGCGGGTCAAATCAATGGGCGCGCTCATGCCTCACTCCCAGCGGTGAGGCGGACACTGGTGTTCACCAGCTCGCCAGAAATGTTGGTGGTGCCTTCGATGGCGATTACCTGGCCGCCGTCCATGCCGGCGGCGCCAGAGAGGCTTACGCGGGTGAGCTTTAGGCGGCTCTCCCACTTCATCAGCGCCGTCGCCACGGCCGCGTACAGGCGCACGCGCGTGGCCTGGTTGTTGGGCGCGTCGATCAACGAAGCCAGCTCGGAACCGAAGAGGCGGCGCGCTATGCACGTGCCAATCGGCGTGGTCAGAATCTTGCCGATCGACTGGTACAGGTGCGGCAAGCCTTCCAGGGTGCGGCCGGTGTTTGCGTCCATGCCGATCATTACGAGCCGCTTCCATGGATAACCGGCACCGATGGCGGCACAACGGCGGGAACAGAAATAGTGCAAGCGGTGATGTTCAGCGATGCGTGGCGCACCGCATCGGCCAGCGCGGCGATGGCGGCGGTCAGTTCCGCAACTTGCACGGCATAGGTGATGTATGGCTTCAGATACGGCGTCAGAAACGCGGTGATGAAATTCGACAGCCAGGAAATGATGGCCCCCAAACTTGTCGGCGGGGTAAGCAACGCCAGCATCGGGGCGATGGCCGCCAGTTGCGCCGTAATCGCGTCGCTCTGCGCTTGAATGGCAGCAAACGACTCGTCCACAGCGGCTTGCAGCTCCGAGCAGTCGGTGATGGCGTTGATGCGGATGGTCAGCGCATCGAAATATGCTTTGTTGAATGCGTTTAAGCCTTGCGGTTGCATTGGGTGCCTCTTAAAAAATGTTGACGACGATGCCGTCCATAACCGTTACAACCTGGCCGGTGGGCGTCGTGAATGAACCGCTTGCGCCTGTGCCGGCGGTTATATTTCCCGATGCCTTGATGCTTCCGTCTACGTTTGCGATCGCCGTTTTAATGTTGACGGCGGACGCGGAAACGATGCGAACCAGTGCCGAGCCCGGCAGCTTTATATCGAGGGTGTGCGCCTGGTGGTCGTATTCGATCACCGCGCCGTCCGGGTACTTCATGGTGTGCGTGGTCGGCTTGTTGCTCGGCGGCGGTATCTCGTCGGTGTTGATGCCGCGCAGCGCCACGCCCTCGGCCGCATCGCCGCCAGGGCAAAGCAGCAGGACCAGCTCGCCAACGGTCGGCGGGTTCCAAGCTGTCGTTTCTCCAGCTGCCAGCGTCAACCAGTTGATCCAGTTGGTTTGCATGTCGCCGCTCTCAACGCGGCACAGGCCTTTGTCATGATCGACAGCCAGAATCGTGCCCTTGCGTACAAGGTTCAAGATCAGCCGGTAGAGTTCGTTTGTCTGCATGACTGTATGTTGCCGCTCACGTGCGCGCGAGTCAGCAACATGCGTCTGTACTACTGGCGGCCACGCTCGCTGGATGCTGTGTGTGTGGGAAACATTGCAGAGAATGGCGAGGCATCGCAAACGCGGCCTTATGCTGCGTGCGTTTTTCGACCACAAATAGGAATTGAAGCAGTGCCAAAAAAAGTATTAGCAGGGAAAAAAGAAACGACTGACGCGCCAGATTTTCTAAACAAATTGCACAAGGCGGACGCGCTGGAATTCGTCCGCACGCTGCCGCCAAACTCGATCGACATGCTGTTCACCGATCCGCCGTATTCATCCGGCGGGCTGCACTCTGGATCGCGCAAGCAATCTACCGGGCAGAAATACATCAACAACGCCACGGCGATGGATTACGAAGACTTCAACTTCGACAACATGGACCAGCGCTCCTGGTCGTTCTGGTGCCATTCCTGGTTGATCGCCGCACAGCGCGCCATGAAACCGGGCGGCATGCTGGTCTGCTATATCGACTGGCGGCAGCTTCCGGCGCTGACGGACGTGATCCAGGCGGCAGGTTTCACGCTGCGCGGCATCGCGGTGTGGGATAAGACGACCGGCCGGTCGCGCCCGCGCAAAGGGGGTTTCAAGCAACAGGCTGAATTCATCCTGTGGGCCAGCAAGGGCGACATGGACCAGGGCTCCACGGTGTACCTGCCTGGCGTTTTCTCCAGCGCCCTTGAATTCCCCAAGAAGCACTTGACCGAAAAGCCGATCGACGTGGCGCACCAGGTCGTGCGCCTGGTGCCGCCAGGCGGCACGGTGCTGGACCTGTTCGCCGGCAGCGGTACGCACCTGGTCGCGGCGAAGGATGCCGGCTTGAATTGGGTGGGCTGCGAGGAAAACGCGAAGATTCACGCGGTGGCGGCGGGCCGGTTGCACTGAACAGGCCCGCCATGGCGCCCTGATAGCGCCAGGCGGGTTTTATTTGGCGAGGTGGGCCAGGAGCTTGTCGCGGATCATGTCGCGCTCTGCGGCCGTAAAGCCGAGTAGCTGGCGCACCGGGTACTTGTAACGCGGTCCGCCAGGGCGAACCTGTGCGCTTTCGCCGTCCTGGTGGACGCGCGCCAGGGCAGCGATGCGGCCGGCGAAACCGACAGCCAGGCCATCGCCATTGGCTTCAACCTTGAGAAAGCGCGCCGTGCGCAACTTGGCGAACATGGCGCGGCGCTTGATGCGGCCGGCCTTGCTCCGTAGCTTCGCCTTGCGGGCCTCATAGGCGCTGCCGTCCGGGTTGCGCTGGTCCTTGATGCGGTCCTGCTGGCTGCGCCGCAGCTCGCGCGCAATGTCGGTGGCCACGGTGCGCCGCTCGGCCGGCTGGAGCTGGGCCAGCAAGCTACCGGCCCAATCCTCAATCGCGCTCAAGTCATCCATTACGGCGCCACCAGGCCAACGGTGCGCCATTCCGGCGCCTGTTCCGGGTCGTGCGTCGCCTGGTACGCACCGGCGGCGTCCCTGGTGACGCGCACGGCCTCGGACAGCGGCAGCTTAATGGACAGGTCGCATGTGTCCTGGTTGAGGTGATCGACTTCGAACGAAATGGCGGTCTTGCGTAAGTTGCTGTTGTCCACCAGTTCCGACTCGTTGACCATGACCCAAGCCAGCAGCGCGATAAACACCTGGTCGGCGTCGCCGGCGAAGTCAGTTAATATCAAGTTGAGGGTATAGCGATATTCAAATGATGGTGTCGAAGTGGAAGTGGCAACGATGTTGCCAGCGTCCGCGAACACCAGCAGCTTGTCCGGCGCCGCCTTCAATTCCGGCGCGGCCGCCATGATCGCCGCGCGCAAGCTGGCCGGCTTAATCATCGCCGACCCCCTGCGCCTGGTGCTGGGCTTTCGCCTGGCACTCGACAATCAGGTCTACCACGGCCGCGCACTCGCCCCAGGCGGCCTCCGCGCGCTCCAGCGCGATATTCAGGTCGCCGTTAGTTCGGGCCGCCGCTGCCGGCAGCGTGCAAGGGCTGACGGCCGCGCAAGCCATCACGGTAATTCGCGGCGCCGGCATAGGCCGGGTGTTCGCGCAGCCGGACAATATCGCCAGGCACAGGAGCGTCAGACCAGGCGCGGATAACAGGGTTTTCATCTTCCAGGTTCCTTATCAGGGTTTCACGGTTGGACAGCATCAGGCGCAGCGCGTCGCGCTCGCCTTCCAGCTTGGCGCGGGCTGCATCCTTGGCCTTTTGGCCTTCCCGCAGCGTCTTTAGGTCAGCGTCACGGTTGGCAATGCCCTGCTGGGCCGTTTCTGCGGCCGCCTGGGACGTTGCCAGCTCGTTTTGCAGTCTGCGCACGTACGAGGCGCCGGAAAGCGCCAAGATGGCCACCAGGAGGCCACAGACTAATCGGCCGGCCAGCTCGTTCATGCCGCCGCCTTTTCCGCGCCGGCGTACTTCGCGTATGCCTGGGCCAGCTTGGCGTCGTACAGGTTGCGGGCGAAGTCGGGGCCGTTGTACAGCTTGGCGAAGGTGGACCACTTGCGGCCCTTCAAGGCGGCCATCAGTGCGGGGTCGTGAGCGATGAAACGGACGAATGCGTCGAGCTGGCCGGCTTCGCTCTCCTGCATCGAGGCCACAAACTCGTTGACGCTGGCATAGCCCAGGGCTTGCCAGTGGTAGCCCATGATCTGGAAGGCGCCCCAGGATGCCGCCTCGTAGGCCGCCGCTGGGCAGATCGCCAGCGCGCCGGCCAGGCGCATGTATTCGGCCGCGCCGCCCTGGTAGCCGCCGCGCGTCTGCGATACCAGGTTCGGCTTCTGCTCGGTGATCGGGGCCGGGTCGATGCCGTGGGCTTCCAGGCGCTGCCAGAACACATGACGCTCAAACAGGATTTTCGGGCGGCCGTCCGGCAGCATCCCCTGGCCCAGTGATTCCACCTCGTTGACGGCGCGCACGGCGGCCAGCTGGACGCCCAGCAGCTCGGCCGCCTTCACCAGCTCGGCGTCGCCCAGGTGCTGCGGCAGGTTCACGCCGGACAGCGCGATAAAGGTTTTCGGGCCGGCGATGCCGTCCACTACCAGGCCCGCTTTTTTCTGTGCCGCCATCACCGCGGCTTCCGTGGCCTGGTCAAAATAGCTCGTCACAGGGACCGGGAACCCGGCGCGCGTCAGGCGTTTTTGCAGGGTGGCGATATCGTCGCCGTGGTCGCCAAACTTGTTCAGCATGGGTCATTCCTTCCAGAGTAGGCGCGCGACGTTGCCGCGTGCGTTGTAGATAATCAGGTCAATCAGGGCGGTGCGCGCCGCTTCCATGCAGCTGAATGGCTGGCTGGACAACGCCAGCTCGATACCGGAGCCGCCCAGGAGGACCAGGATTGCCCAGGCAACCCAGGAGACATGGCGCCGGTGGCGCGCGCCCTGTTTGCGGTACACCAGCACGCGGAAGCAAGCCAGGAAATAGAAGCCGATGGCGATGTGCTTCAAGATGTCTTCCAGCGGGATATTCATTCGTCCTTCCCTTTCTTGCCGAAGAACGACAGCAGATCAACGGTTTTCAGCCGCTCCAGCAGTTGCAGGGTGATGCCGATCGCACAGGCTGCGACCAGGAAGGCGGCAACGCCGGTGGAGCGGATCGCGGTGGCGTTGACGATATCCGGGGCGCCCAGGTAGCCGACGATCAGCGAAATGACCAGGTAGGCGATGCGCTGGGGGATATTCAAGTCTTTGGAGGACACGACCAGGAGCGATGCGCCGGCGAACGCACCGACCAGGGCGTTGCCGTCGATGCCTGGGAACAGGCTTGCAAAGCCAATGCCGGCAGAGGCAACGGCGATAGTTGTGGTGCTGGGTTCTGCCATCTTGATTCCTTGTCTAGTCCCACAGGTTGATGAGGGTGTTTTTCGGTTGTGCGGTCGGTGCTTCGGGTAGTTCAACGGCCAGGCCGTGCGGCAGGACCGGCCCGTAATCGGCCAGGCCGGGATTTAGTTCTAGGACGGCTTCGACAAGCCCGCGCGTCTGCTTTCGGTGCCGCCAGCACAGCAGGTCCACTGTGTCGCCCTGTTGCGTGGTGACGCGCATCAGATCAGCTCTATGGTGGTGCGGTTCAGGCCCAGCAGATCGCGGATAGCCCAGCGCGCGGCGCGGCGGTCGTCGTCCACCGTGGTGTCGAGCTGGTCCGCTTCGTGGGCGCCGGACTTGGTGCTGTCGAAGTCGCGGTACCGCTCGGTCAGGTCGGCTTTGCTCATGCGGTACACGGCGGTGCGGTACAGCGTGGCCTTGACGCTTTTGCCGCCAATCTGCGGCGTCATGCTTTCCACGTCGACGGCTCCTGCAGCGATGCTCGCGGCCTTCCAGTCGGCCAGCTCGCCGTTGACGTTAATCACGGTGCTGACCACGGCGTCCACCAGGCGCTCGTCGGTCACGGTGCCATTGAGGCGCATAGCGGCGCGCAAGTGGCCC